ATCAACCTCACGAGTTCAGGGAAAAGTGGATGATGCTTACAATTTTCAAGAATCGCTATACTTCTGATGCTGAAATAATCAGAACCTGATATCTTATCCACACTGAAATCGTTAAATCTCTCTGGGTAAATGATCCGATTAAGAGCTCGGTATGTCGGATAAATACCACCAATTATTCCGTCCTTAATATGCTGCCAATCATACAGGCTCTGTAAGTAGACTAAACTTCCAGAACTGACGTAACTCTTTTCATCGTTGACATTCAGGCCATAATCACGAAAAGTATCTTTCAATCTCTCGGGATCACTGTAACGATACGCTCCATCATCGCCTTGTATATCGATACGGTCTGGGGGAATGTCCAATGTTGATGCAACAAGAAATTGTGCAATCGAGTCAACCTCATTGGTAAAGGTACTTCCTGAAGGTACACCATGCGCGCCGGTCAGAACCCCGTCTGGTGTGACTAATCCAATAGAGTTAAATCTCTTCGCGATACCGTCTAGTTCATGGCGATATTGGGGTTGAAACAGACTCTTGATATAGTCAAAAGATACTTCTTGAAGCTTGGTTTTCACAGTAGTGTCAAATGCTGAGAAATCAATTGACACCAATTTATCTTTGGTTGACTGAGCGGAAACAACTAAGTCAACGAGATGGCGATCTACTTCGACAGGCCCTCGAAGTGCTGATCTCCAAATAAGTCTACTCTGATGGTCAAAGAGAGGTCGATAATATCGCATTTCCTGTAACGAGTCTGCGCAAGGATAGCCCCACACGGGACGAGTCTTCTTATCTTCCTGTGTTCTAGTGAACATAATACAAGGATCTTCTCGGTTTAGTAATCTGGGTAATTCACTTAATAATCCATCTTTTACCCTACTCTTCCTAACGAAGTACGGCAAACCAGAGTTCGTATTATTCTTGAGTAGCTTAATGGCACTTTCCGTAGAAAGAGGTCTCAGGCGTGGAGGTCCACCTAATCGTTCTGCCCAGTTCTCATATAGTCCCTGCGACAGCTTGTACTCGTCGCCGAAGTACTGGTAAACTCCTGCTCTACGATCCTCCCAAGGTATAGCAATGGACCTGGGGCCAAATTTGGACCGATTATGAGCTTCGAGATCTAATAAATCATTTGACATTAAAGAACGATTCTTGGCGAAAACTTTGTCCCACATTTCCAATATTTTATCGGGCGAAATGTGTTCGGCAATAGGCGCCACTATTACAGTTTCATCACCAGTTACTGTCCTTTTCAGATGCTGGGACAAGCGAAAAATGACATTCCTGTCTAAATCAAGCTGGCAAAGAAAGTCAAACGTTGTGCGAGTCATCTGTTTTCCTCCAAGTTTAACTAATTTGTTATTAAAAAAA